AGGATTTAATATCATGGCTAATGCATTTAATAATAACAAGGCAGCACCCGGAATTATCGCTAAACTGGCGGCAGGGATGCTTGAAGACCAGCTTCAATTCTGCAAGTCGATTGATAAGGCGGACGAGTCTGATTACGGTGGCAAGAACGGCTATTCGGCTGGTGATACCATCTATGTCAGCAAACCCGCCCGATTCATTCCGGGAACAACCGCAGATATTACGTCCACCGTTCAGGATGTGGTTGAAGAAAAGGTTGCTCTGGCACTCGACATCCGCAAGGTTGTTGCTGTGTCGCTCACCTCGGCGGAACTCGCTACCGACTTCGCTCTCAAAGCTTGGGCAAATCGTATCCTGAAACCTGCTGTTTCCAGCATGGCTCAGTATATCGAACAGACCATGCTTGAGCGAGCAACTGACGCTACTTACAACACCGTTGGCACAGCCGGCAGTACTGTATTCGATACGGACACGATGCTTTCGGCAGGCCAGAAGCTTGACGAATTTCTCGCGCCTATGTCAGATGACCGTTTCGCGCTGCTCAACCCAGCTGCTAACCGCTCCGCTGTAAATGCTCGCAAAGGTCTCTTCCAGTCCTCGGAAGAAATCAGCAAGCAGTATAAAAAGGGCGTAATCGGTATCGCTGACGGCTTCACCTACCTGCATAATAACCTGCTCTCGCCACATGCAAACGGCATCGACGTGACTGGTATTGCGGTTGAAGCATCGGTTGTGCCAATCACCAACGGTATGGCAACGCTCGGCGTTGACGGTGTCGCTTCCGGCGCTACCATCACCAAGGGAACCGTATTCACTATCGCCGGTGTAAATGCGGTACATCCTATCACCAAGCAGAATTTGGGCTACCTCCAGCAGTTCGTTGTGACCGCTAACGTAACCGAAACCGCTGGTAACTCGGTGACGCTCGCAATCTCGCCTTCTATCTTCTACACGACCACCGACCCACGCCGTAACGTTACCGATGCCCCAGTTGATGAAACTGGTACGTTGGTATTCGTCGGCCCAGCAACTACGTCCTACACGCAGAATCTTGCCTTTGTAAGCTCTGCTTTCCGTATGGCATCGGTTCCGCTGGTAATGCCGGACGGTCTGGATATGGCTGCTCAGGAAACCTACAAAGGAATCACTGTGCGCGTTATCCGTGATTACAACGTCCTGACCGACCAGCTTATCATGCGTCTGGACTTCCTCGGTGGTATCGCTCCGGTGCGTCCAGAGTGGGCTTGCCGTATCACTGCTTAGTACTCTCCACTAGGGGGATGGGTTCGCCTATCCCCCATTTTTACAAAGGATATTTATGTCTGTTGGAATCATTATGGGGAATGTAATCGGCGTGTATGAAATCGTCGCATCACTTACCCCTTCGGCTGTCTTGACCATTACTGCGGTTGAGCAGACCTTTACCGTTACCGGCCTCCGGGTTGGTGACTGCGTTATTGTAAACCCTCCCGGCGTTACCGCTGGCGCTGTTCAGACTGCGGCTCGCGTGAGTTCGGCCGATACTCTGGCGCTGTCCTACGTTAACCCGACCGCCGGTACCGTAACCCCTCTTGCTGGCAATCATACCATTACGGTATTTCGTCCAGAGCGCGGCGCGGCTGCTACGACTATTTCTGATTAATCATGACGGGGGAGAAATCCCCCGTTTACTTTTGGAGTTTGAAACATGGTTGCTTTACCAGCCTATAGAATTAACGCCGGGCTTCAGTCTGGCTTGGATAACTACACGGTCGCGAATCTATTGGCTGCAAACGTGCCGGAAATCATCACCGTTCCAACGGATGATAGCGGCATCAAAGCCAACTATGTCACATTCGGCAAAGGCGCTGCAGCTGACTTCTTTGTAAGGGTTTATGATGCATTAACAGGCGCTGACCGTGTAACAAACAGCACATTCGCGGAATACGTCACGAACGGCACATTTGCCTCCGATACCGGATGGACAAAGGGAGCCGGCTGGACAATTGCAGCAGGCGTTGCCACGGCAACCGGCGCTATCAGTACCGCCCTATCCCAAACTTCAGCCATTGCGCTGATTGCGGGATATACCTATACCATCACTTACACGGTGACTCGTTCTGCCGGAACAGTAACGCCATCCATCGGCGAAACAGCCGGAACCGCACGCAGTTCAAGTGCGACATTCACAGAAACCATCGTCGCGGGTTCTACGCAGATTCTCGCTTTCACAGGCGCAGGTTTCACAGGAACCATCGACAACGTATCAGTGACCGCATGGGTGCTTGGTACGGGCTGGACGACTGACGGGGCAACCGCAATCGCAACGGGCGCTATTTCAACCGCGCTTTCACAGACTGCCAACGGTGCATATCCTCTGGTAGCTGGTCAATCATACCTTGCGACATTCATAGCAACGCGCTCTGCGGGGTCTATTACATTAAGCGTGGGTGGCACAGCCGGAGCTGCTCGCTCGACATCATCGACCTTTGCTGAGGTTTTTATTGCGGGTGCGACTCAGGCAATCTCATTTGCCACTACTGGTTTCACAGGAACCATAGACGATGTGACGATTATTCCTGCGGCATCAACACCGGTTGACGCAACGGCTGGACAATCAGCTGAGCAGAATCCGACGGGTTATTTCCTAAACGCAACCGCTTCTACTATCGCTCTCGTTTCGGCAGGAACCCCAACCATAACCATGAACTTTTATAAATAAATGACAACCATCCGCGACCTCGTAACCCGCTCGGCAAGGCTAATCGGCGCAATCCGCATGGGTGAAGCCTTGACCGGGCAAGAAGCGAATGATGCTCTCACCTCTCTTAACGCTATGGCCAATTCATGGGCAAACAGCGAATTGACTATCTATGCGAGGGTCAGGGAGTCATTTCCCCTGACTTCTGCCGCTTCTTATACCATCGGGACGGGTCAGACCTTCAACACGGCAAAACCCGTGAAGATTGTATATGCCTATACGTCAACCGGAGGCGTGGATTATCCCTTGGAGATAATCAGCGATGTGCAGTATCAGCAAATCCCCATTAAAACCATTGCTGGCTGGCCTGCATACCTGAACTATGTGAGTGGTGCGATTACGGGGACGATTTACCTCTATCCTGTACCGTCTAGCGCATACACCCTGCATTTACTGAGTGCAAAGGCGCTTTCGGCGGTCACACTCGACACGGTGATTGAATTACCGGCGGGATGGGAAGATGCACTTGCTTACAATACGGCTGTTCGCATTGCTCCTGAATATGGGCAGAAGATAGACCCGTATATCATTAAGCTGGCAATGGAGACACTTGGGCAAATTAAACTTGGTGTTGCCCGTAGCCGCTCACTTGAATATCAGCAGGATTCGACACCAAGGCAGAACATTTACACTGGATGGGAATACTAGATGAAAATCCCGTTTCTTGGCGGCTCCTATCAAGAAAAATCACGGCCATTCGACTATCAGAGGACGGTCAACCTTTATCCGGTCATAGACGAAACTAAGCTGGGTAAGGAAGTAGGCGCCCTTTACGGTACGCCGGGAATATCGCCAACGGTGCATAATGTCGTTGGAACATTCTCCGGCCATATCATTGCGCTTTATACATCTGCCAACGGGCGCAGCTTTGCACTCCAAAGCAACTATCTATCCAATGACCATTTATTCGAATTAAGCGCCACCGTTGGGGCAACGGCCACAGACAGGGGCGCAGTAGTTGGAACGAATACCAAATACACCTTCGCAGAGAACCGAACCCAGCTTGCTATCTGCAACGGCACAGACCTTTATATATTCACCTATGCAACAAATGCGCTGGTGCAAGTTACGGACATTGATTTCCCCGGCGCGGCAACTGTCACGCAGCAGGATGGGTATTTCATCATTAATAAGCCTGATTCAGACCAGTTCTATATCAGCGCATTGGCAAACGGCCTTTCATGGGCGGCGCTAGACTTCGCCACGGCTGAATACAGCCCTGATGGATTAACAAGGGTTTACAGCGCATTCGGGCAATTATGGCTGTTCGGCTCGCAGACCACTGAGGTGTGGTACAATAACGGTAGCCCTACTTTCCCATTTGCACGGGTCGAGGGTGCAAAGATGCAGACCGGCTGCGCGGCTCCGCGTACGGTGGTTGAGAATGACAATAGCATATTCTGGCTTGGCCAAGACGCATACGGCAAGGGCATAGTTTACAAGGCGCAGGGTTATTCCGCGCTTCGTATAAGCAATCATTGGGTAGAATTGAAGCTCGCGGCTCTTGATTCTCTGCAAGGCTTAAAAGCGTATTCATACCAGCAGGAGGGGCATTTATTTTACGTCCTGACCGGCGGGGAATTGGAAACCGCTCTGGTTTTCGATTCAGCAACCCGCATCTGGTGCGAGCGCGGCGATTACGTCGACGGGAAATGGACAGGCATAAACGCCACGTCATGCACATATGCATTCGGGAAACACATCGTAAACGGTGAATTCAACGTGTTTGAAATGTCACCGGATATTTACACTTCGATTTCGTACAATGACTTTGTGCTGGAAACCATCGGCCTACGCAGGGAGCGCATATTCTCGCATATCCATGACGAGGCCGACCGCGTGCGTTATAATAAGTTGCAGATAGATTTCGAGTATGGGGTGGGACGTACTAGCGGGCAGGGTGAAAACCCGCTGGCCATGCTTAGAATGAGTGATGACGGCGGCCAAACATGGTCAAATGAATACCTAACATCTATCGGACGGATAGGGCAGTATAAAGCCAATGCTGTATGGCGCAGGCTTGGGATTAACGAAATAATGACCTTTTGGGTTGCTATATCCGAGCCGGTTAAGGTTTCGATTTGTGGAGCGTATCTAAAATGATTAAGCCAGCGCCTATCTGGGAATCGTTGGTTGATAGGATGCAGCACGTCACGCCACTGTGGACGCTATGGCTTCAGAATCTGGTGGAGTTCCTGAAAGACCCGATAAATGCCACGATAGCGCCTAAAGAAACGGCTTATGTCGCGGGGGAGGTCGGTTATACGTTATCATCCTCTATTGCGACCGGCTCGCAAGTAGCCCTGACAACGAACACACCGGCAAACATTGCGTTTATTGACCTTACGGAAGGCACATGGACGCTTTCGGGTGTGGGCTGGTTAGATGGTGCTGCTGCCACGGCTTTATTCTCTGGGTACTTTAGTTTCAGCACTACATCAAACACCATGAATACCACAGTAGGTTATCAGGCTGACGTGGTGGGCTTCGGCTTTTCGATATTTGGCAACGGCGATGATGTATCAATCACGCTTCCAACGGTAACGGTTTATGTGGCTTCTACAACTCGGTATTATCTTGTCGCTAATGCGATATTCGCCACGTCAACCTGCGCGGCATATGGGTATATCCAAGCGGTGCAAAACTGATGTGGTGGACGGTAGAAAGCGCCGAAAACGTATGGGATTGGGTAGAGCCGTTACTGCAAAGGGCGTGTAAAAAAGGAAAAAACAAATACACCGCTGATGATTTTAAGAAGTCCATCAAAGCAGGCGATTGCCAGCTATGGGTTTACTGTAATCAGGCGGCGGCGATAACGGACGTTATCACATTCCCGAATAATAAAAAAATAGCGCGAATAAACATAGGAATGGGCGATTTGAAGCACCTTCCGGAGTTTATCAATACCTTCGAGCTATGGGCGCAAGATATAGGCTGCGATGGTGTGCAATCCACCATGCGAACCGGATTCGCGCCGGAATTTAAGAAAAACAATTGGAAACCAACACACATACTTCTTGAAAAGGAATTCACATGCCATCAGCAGTCGTCCCAATAGCGGGCAGCGTAATCAGCGGCGTAATCAGCGGCGGCGCGTCGAACAAAGCCGCCAAAACGCAAGGCGCAGCAGCAGACCGCGCGGCAGGAATACAAAAAGAAATGTTCGAGCAATCCCGCGAGGATTTGCGCCCATTTCGTGAAACAGGCATTCGCGCCAATCAGAAGCTCTCCGAGCTTATGGGCGTTTCTGACGTTAATCCCGGCAAAACCCGTGAAGATTTGATGAGAAAGTATCCCGGATTATTCGGCGGGAATACGCAGCAGAAGCCCTTGGCTTCCAGAACTGATGCTAATCCTAACAATCCTAATGAACGATACACTATGCCGCAAACTTATATGAATACGTTTGTGCCGCAAAAACTCTGGGGACAATTCGAGCGCCCGTCTTCCCCTGATAGCGCATTTGCACAGGGCGGGGGTGATTTAGCAAAATACCAGAAATTTAGCGAATCTAGAGCGGCGCAGGGTCTTCCCCCAATGTCACCAGTAGATTATCTCGCCGCCGGGCAACCTGATGCACCGCAAAAGAAACTTTCGCAATACATGGGGGCGCAATAATGGCTAATACCTTAACCCAACAGCAGGTTGAATCGTTCCTACGTCCATACGGATTTACCGGAAGCGCAACGAACGGTGCAGCTGCTGCATTCCTTGCGTCTAATCCCACGGCTAATGCTGCATTCCAGCCTTACTCTGCAAGCGGGGGCGTAACCGCTGCACCAGCTCCAGCTCCAGCACCGTCCCCCGCGCCCGCGCCACAAGCGCAGCAAACATCCTCGGATGGCTCACCGATGATGACAGCGACGCTCACGCAAAAACAGGTG